CCCATCTTTTAAATTATCCACTTCTTGTTGTTGTTCTAATTGTTGTTGTGGAGTTAACACTGGTGTATATAAACTCGTAGCTTCAGTTGGGTAAAACGTTCTTCCAAAGCCACCTGACTCTGTTGCTGCAGCAGCTTGTTGCTGTGCACGCAATGTAGCATCTAATCTTGCAGCATCCATTTGTGCTTGTCTTTGCCTATTCCTTTCTTCTTCTTCTGCAGACACAAAAGTTTGCGATGGTGTAAATAACATTTGCCTGTTAACCACTTCTGTAGGAGTTGGTGCAAAACCTGTGCCTGAAGGAGGAACAGATTGATTTGGGTCTGAAAAAGGATTCATTGCACCCGGAGGTGGGTCAAATGAAGTAGAGTATATATTAGCATTATCTGCTTGAGGGTTACCTAAGTCTCGTTGTAACCTTCTTCTTCTTTCTACTTCGTCCTGCATTTCTCTTGCTCTTCGTGAAGCACCGTATGTGTCAAAAGGCATTACCATTATATTCCTCCTTGAAATGGACTATTAAAATCTCTGTCAGGAGTCCGTGGATTCCTTTGCACTGGTTTTGGATTTTGTACTTCAATGTTTTTATAGTTGCTGTTTACATTCTTAAATGATGTTTCCATAAGCTCAAAGAACCTAACAAACCCAGCTTCTATGGGTGTTAAGTTTCTTACTGACCTTTTATCTCTGTATGCCATTATGCTCCTATATTATCAAGACCCGGTGGTACATCTGCACCCACGCTTGGCTGTGGTCCTCTTCTAGGACTAGCCATCTGTCTTCCAATTAAATTTTGTTCATCAACGCTTCCCGGTATAACTGGTCTTATCTGTCCACCAGTTGGTGCACCTGCAGCAGCTTGATTACCTAAACCAAACTGACCAGCATTTGGTGCTCCACCAAGTATCCCTTCAGCTATTGAAGCAGCGTCTATACCAGTCTCTGCACCTTGAGATGCAGCCTCTACAGCTTGCTGCAGTATCGGTAGACTCTGTGCTGCTAGTTGAGAGAATGCTTGTTGTATCTGTGGCAAGTTGAAGAAGTCTTCAGCTATCCTGTTACCCACAACTTCTAGTGGGTTAGACACACCAGCTTTTCGTAGGGCAGTAGTCCAGTCTACAAATCCTGCTCTCCAAGTATCTCTCCATAATGACAGTTTTCGTTCTTGTTCTTCAGGACTTGTTGATGTTAGACGAACTGCACTAACATAGTGCCCACGTATGTCATTTGGCTTTATCTTGGCGTCTGTGCTACCAGCTTCTGTCATGCCAAACACTGTAACTGTGTCACCAATTACGTCTTCAACAATTCTTAAAATAATCTCGTTAGCTTCTTGGAAGCCACGTTCTGTTGCATCTACAATCGCACCAAAGTTCAAACTAGCTATACCTGCAAGAACAGCAGTGTGGTATCCAGATGCTGCACCAGATGGTCTCTCTCCTCTGGCAACTGCAGGCACTGTGTTTGCTTCGATTGCTCTTTCTAATGTGTTCATCGCTTGCAATATAGATTGTGGTGCCTCTGCAGTTTGCTGTGGTTCAATACGCACATTAGGGGGCACGTAGTTACGTGCACCGGGTTCTTGTGAGAACTCTTGCATCACTTCTTCTGTCATACCTCTTGGTCCTTGGAAGTTTAGTGATGACCATGCGTTTCTACCCACGATGTCTAAATACTGAGATGCTAGTCTTGACTCGGCTCTAATCATCCCAAAGTTACCTGAACCTATACCTCTGTACAAGTGCTCAGGTTTGTTGCCGATTGTTTTGATTCCTGTTTGTGGGTGAAAGATAATCCACGGTATTCTGCCGTATGCGTGCCTTCTAGGTTCAAGTGCCCACCTGCCGTTAGCCATGTAACCTACGTGTGTAGATGTCCATACTTCTGCAAAGTCACACTTGCCATCCATGACCTCTCCTTCAAAGTCTGGGAAATGTGCCATCACCCATTCTGAATCTATCTCTGTGTTTCTAATTATCCACCTTGGATGTGTACTTGCAGTATCCCACACACACTCTTGTGGGTTTACTACTTCTGAAATTATGGGAAACTTAAACTTCCTGTTTTCTGAAATCTCTCTGACTCTTTGCTCATAGCTTGCCATGTCTACACCATCTTCTGGTGGTTCTGGCATCTCGCCCCATTGGCTACCTGCAAACTCAAACTTAACTAGCGACACACCATAAAGACCTTGATGTTTTACAATCTCTCTCTTTACAGGAGTGTTTTGTTCTAGCATGTGGTGTGCACCATTTAGGAACTTTTCAATAAGTTCTGCTCTGGCAGTTGCTCTTGGGCTTGGGGCAGGGACATCAATGTCCATAAATCTTGGGGAGGCATGAGCTACCAAAGTTTCTATTATACTATGAAAAGTACCTAGGTTTATTTTAGTTCCCCCTAGAGGGACGGAGTAGTCAAACTCCCCAAGGTAAAATTCGTCTGCTTCTGCACAGTTGTCATAAAATTTATCAAATAGAGATGCTGCACCACCTTTGGATAATTGTGTCTTGACCCATGCCTCACTAAGGGCAGGCTCATCTAGTGGTGGAGCAGATAGTAAATCAATAGTTTCTTCGGCTACTGAGTCTGATTCCATTTGTGTTGGTCTGTAACTATTTACCATTTAATCCATTGCGTCAAGCAGGAGTGACTCCTGATTTGTGCTAATCTCTGTCAACTTTCGCAGTTCTTGTAACTGCTTTGCTTTTCTTTGTCTCCTCCAACGCATTAAGCGTCCTCCCGTGTATGATACACTATTTTCCGTCAAAGGTTCAACTGTTCTTATTGTGGTCACTGGCTCGTACTCATCATCCATAGCGTCAGGTGGGTCACACGCCATGAGGGCTAAAACCTCGGCATCCACCCAGTCATCATGTGCAGAGTTCGGGTGCCTAAAGGTATATCCAAGACCAGCTTGTTGTACCTCTATTGCATCTAACTCACTTCTCAATTTGGACCACTCTGGAGGAAAGGACACAGTACCATTTTGTAAAGCGACTGCATAGTTCAAGAATAACTGGTACTTGGTTTGAGGCGTAAACTTCTTGCCAACTACAGGGACACCGAGGTTCAGCAATTCGTCAAATAATACATCACCACCCATGCCTGATGAGTCCATCATTACAGTCTCACAGTTCCATTGTGCAAGCTCGGCAAGCAGAGTTTCTTTCTGCAACACCCAGTCTGTTTTTAACATTTCAATACTGTGCACACTTTCTCTAGTTATCCTGTTTTTGATTATTAGCACAGTCGGGTCTACCTGTTTACCAAGGTCAAGACCAGCTACATAAGCATGTCCTTCAATCGGTTTTGCAAGCTCCATGCCAACAGCAGCGTCTTCTATCTTTCTGAAGAATCCACCACCGACATCAGGTTGCTTTGCCATTACCATACGCTCCCATATCCACTCTGCTGTGGTTTCTCTTTGTTGACGTATGTTGTCTTTTTGCGAATCAGTCAAATACATGTTGTCAAAGCTTGTTGCACGCACAGCAAGGTTTTGTAATGACGGGTTGTTCTCTGCATACATAAACTGCCTAGAGAACCAGTGTGACCTTGCGATAGGGGGGATGCCTTCTGCAAAGACTCTGCCCATTCTGCCGGGTGACTCTGTTACCCACTCTACCTTGTCCCATGCTACTTTCTTGACATCTTGTGCTTCTGCAATGTGTAAAAAGTCTAGCCCTACAGTCTGCAAACTTTCGGGATTGTCTGCAGACCGTAGTTCCCAAAGTACGCTCTTGCGTACAGTATCGGCTGCAAACCCCCCGTTGGGGGTTCTTACTTCTAATTCTACATAAAATTCATCTTCATGCCACGCACCACCACGACCACCAGCCCTGCCATCATAACCTTTCCACATGTACTTGGGTATGTAGGCTTTCATCTCATTCCACACCTGTCTCATCTGTGCCTTGGTTGGTGCAACAGTCCAGATGTGTATGTCAGGAACTAGGGTGTCGGTGACGTCCTCACCTTTGACAATAAACTTAGTCTTGCTTGCTTCTAGGATAGTGGAGATAGCTTCTTGAATGGCTGCTCTACCTTTGCCTGCTCTACGACCAGCCCAGACCCATTTACGCTTTGCCTGATTACGGTGTAGTGCCTCTTGCCAAGGCGAAGGAGTATACTTGGGGACAGCCCTATTTAGTGCTTGTCTCCTCGGAAACTTTACTCTCTTCGTTGCCATCTTGTTCCTCCGGGTTGATGTCTCTTACAAAGGGTTGCAATCCTTCTTCTACTTCTTCAACCACAGCATCAGAATCTATCTTCTTCTCGTATTTGTCAAGTGCATGGGCTTGTTGCCTTCGCACTCTTTCTGTGTCATTCTCTATGTTTGCAAACCATCCTGCAGCGTCAACAATCTTGTGATTGATTGGTGCCTGTCCTGCATTTGTTTCTAAGTGTATCACAGCAGACACAGTGCTCTCGTTTGCATAGTGCTCAACAAGGTTGGCATGTTTCAAATACTCTTTGGTTGATGCACAGGCAGGGTAGTGCCCATTATCCTGAATAAACTTCACAAGCTTTGAGAATGTAGGTCTCTTCTCTATCATGCCTTGCAGTTCATCAGGCGTAGTGTTGAGTTCTTCTGCTATCGAGAATATGTCACCATGGGTCGGCAGCAAAACCAATACTCTCCTGAACCACCTAGGGTAGGACTCCCATAAAGGCAATGCGTCAAGAACCCTTTTGCGTAGACCATCAGGTGTCAGGCTAGATAACCTCTTGGAGGTTTTACCTTGAGGTCTGAGTCTTCTAGTTGATTGCCTGTATGGGTTGTTGTTATCTGCCATAAAGAGCATAATATCGCAAAAAAAACTGACCTGTCAATGGGGGAGAGAGACCTTTCTTTTTGGAATATATATTTATATATATTCTTTTTCTTTAGAGAGTAGGGGGTACGTTAGGACGTAGAACGTACTACTAGCGTATAGCACGGGTACACACATACACCCCTATAGTCCCCTAAGTGCAACGTAGGGTTTCAGCACGCTGAGTACCACCATAACATATACGAATACCCTACAACGCCCTACGGCTAGCACTAGTGTGAACATAAGACGCATCTTGCGTCCGTGTAGGGGATCTACGCACTTGCGTAGCCCCCTGCTTATGTTCAGTTGCACGCAGAGATAGCGTGCAACCTAGCCGTTGGGCTCTCAACCCCCTCGTCAGCCCATGGTGGGGGTCTCGTCCCCCAGACGAACCAAGGGATAGAATCCCTTAGTAATCCCTGCTCGTTCTAGTCGTAACATTATCGTAGTTCGTGTCACACGAGATGTGACACCTGTTAAGTGGCATCAACCTTACGCAGGTTGGCGTTCTCTCTCTGTTTTCTTAGCTTAGCATACTGGTAAACAACCGATTCTGTCTTCTCTATCTGAAGACAGAACTCACGAGCGTGAAGAACGCACGTTCGGCAAAAGCTCGCAAGCCTCCAGCTTGGGGTGTTGTTGACTTCAGCATGCTATAGCACAAAAACATAGAGAGATTTTCTCTTATAAACAAGCCAAGGAGAAATATATGGCTAACTCAAAAAAACAACAAGCAGTTATGAATGAAGAAATGGTTGCGACTATTACTTCAGCAATTGTAGACGCTATCAGGTTACAAGGTATGTCAGCCGAGACATTAGTTGACAAGCCTAAAAAGCTAGATGTCATGGAATTGATGAAGTTGAAAAGCCCTATCAAACACGGTAGAAACAAACATAGTTACGCATGTTCGAGGTGTGGTAGAACATTCCAGACTGCAAAAGGCTTTTCAAATGATTATGGCACTGGTCATAAACAAAAGAACTGGTGTAAGGCTAATAAAAAAGCTGTATCTGCTCTAGTTAAGAAAGGAGCCAAGATTGTCTCAGCCTAAGTACATCAAAATAGATGCCAATCTGCTGGCAGACGCACAAGAGCAGATAAAGCAGGCTAGGTTAGATAAGCTTGCTAAAGAACAAGCCTTTGCAGACATGCGTCAAGAGGGTTTAAATGTTGCTTACATTGAAATCATCGACAATGATTGTTAGCTTGTTCAAAGGGTTAGGTTGGTTCTTCCAGCCTAGCCCTTTTTTTATGGTCGGAATCTGGTGGAAATCCAACTATCGCTTGCGTAGGGGTGGCATAATTATCGCCAGTCTTTGTTGAGATTAGAATATAGAACTCGCAAAGCGAGATCTATATTCTAAGTTGTAGGGTATTCGTTTAAATCCCGACAGCGAGGGGCGAACCACAACGAAATCGCTACAACGCAAAATTATTGTGTACGCAGCACCGGGAAGACGGGGGAAAATAAGGGAAGATAAAGATACACGCATCGTTGCAATCATGGACGCAAGATGATAAAATTATAGATAGAATGTAACAAGACTTGCTAATCATGTACGCATCGTGTTTATGAATGCGTGCGTTACACGTACGCACGGGTCGCTTATCTTTATTCATTATCAAAGATAATGAATAATGAATAAAGATAATAAGGAGCAGGAATGGTTAGACCAACTAACAACCAAAACAACGACAACAACAACGAAGTCTTCATCAGCACAGACGAGTATCTGCAACTTGGTGTGGACTTACAAGAGGCTTTGGAAACTAGGCGAGAGCTAGACAAAGCACAATATCACAGCATGGAGTTAGCTTGGGCATTGTCCAACACCGACATTGCTCCCTACACTGGTGGGGTCAAAGATATCGTAGAGTTTGCAAATGACTTTGACCCTACCATGCAGAATGGGAAGATTGTAGCTGACACAAGGTTCAGCGATATCTACGATGATGGCGAACAGATGACACCTGAAGAGGTGGCTCAACTAGACAAGGACACGATATCTAACGATGCTTACAGCAGGTGGGAGCACCTTGCGTAAGCCTTGAACCTCCTTGGATGTCCTGAGCATGACACTAAACTGCTCGCTATATCAAAGGGGGCAATGCCTCAAAGTGTGAGGTATGAACGAAACAATTACAAAGTCCTACGCTTATACTAGACCCCCAAGCTAGTATAAGATAGGCAATTTATTTACCACGAAACTAACGAAAGGAGAACAAAGTGGCAGAACTAAGTGATTTCTGGAAACAGGGCACAACAATTGCAAAAATATACAGGGATAGGCTTGTAGAATTGGGGGACGATAAGTTCCTTGAGTACATAGACGAGCTGATTGCTATTACAACGAAAGGAGAACAAAAATGAGTTGGCTTGGTAAAGAATACGTTGTATCGGTTGTCTTTGGCAACGATAAAGAAGTAAGTGTTAACAGAACGTTTCAGACACAACGAGAAATGTACGCATATTTCTGTGCGTTAGATGACTCTGATGGTTGGCTTGATAGCGAGCAAGTTGTGGATGGGCAAGATGGTTGGGTAAAAAATTCAGATGGTACATGGAAACATATTGACCCTGAGTACGATGAGGTTGATATTGAAACCTGCAACCAAAAGGCATGGAATTACACTCTGTTTGAAAAAAAGCCTGAACCCCTGAGTAAAGCAATAACTTTCCAAGATAAGGAGCAAGAATGATTAAATATTGGTACAAACAAAAATGTGATGAATGTCCGACTTGCAATGAATGTAGCAACATTGGTTATACCGATAGTTTTGTTTGGGATAAAGAGGATATACCTGATAATGCTTACGACATAGTAGAGGAGCAAGAATGAGTCATGATACGTACACATCGTATCGCTTATTTAATTTATTCATATTTATATGAATAAATAAATTAAATAACCAAGTAGCAGAAAGGAGAAACAATGTGGCTATCGGTTAAGAAACAAGAGAAGAGGGCAGTTGTAATCAACTACCTTAACGGATTAGGTATGGAGTTACCTAGCACGACATCTTGGTACGAACTCAAACAAGTTTGTACAAACAACGAGTTGGATGCAAACAAGATTTTGCAAGACAACTACAACAAGCCTATGGGTTACACTAAGCCTGCAGCACAGCCTGCACCTAAGAAACCCAAAGCTAAAGCTAAAGCTGAGCCTGCGACTCAACCAGTTGCAGAACAGAAGTCAGAATCATCTGACGAGTATCTTGTGTAACTTGTGCACATTATGCTAAACTTGTTCAAAGAAAGGAGAACATTATGCAAGTAACAATCGGAGAACGATTGCAAGAGCTAGCAATGAGAGCACAAAAGCTTATCTATGCTATCGAAACACTAGAGTCATCGCAGAGAGCCAAGTTAATGAGGTCAACTGAGTACAAGCACCTCATGCTTTATGCAGAAGACGTAAGAAAAAGAGTGCTTAAGTAAGGAGAAAACATGGCACACATGCAACTAAAAACAGTTCGTGACCGAACTCATAAACCAAGATTTACCCAAGCAGGTCTTGACCTGATTGAGGATATCAAAAACGTTTCACCATTCCCTGTGGTACTACTAGGTAGTGCAGGTTGTGGTAAGACACAAGTTATGCACGAGGTAATCAAGCAGTCTGGCAGAAATGCAGAGTACGTTGGTTGCCATCCGGGATTGGACATCATTGACGTGGTTGGTGGATACCAAGCAGTCGCAGATGATGAAGGCAGACCTACTATGTCATGGTCTGATGGTCCACTCACACGTGCAGCACGTGAAGGCTCGTTCTTATTGATGGACGAGATTACACGACTTAACCAACAACACATCGGTAGAATCATGGGTGTTACCGATGAAACAAGAATACTTACCCTAACAGAAAAGAGTGGCGAGAAGATTAAAGTTCACAAGGACTTTCAACTACTAGCTACTGCAAACCCACCATCAGCAGGATACAATGTTGTGAATCTTGACGAGGCTCTCAAGTCTAGGATGATGATTTACAAGTTCATTACAGAACCATTGTGTGACGAGAAGACTGCACTAGAAGACATACTTGGTGGGGACGAACAGTATGCAAAAGCGTTCATGAATTGGGCGAATGACATGAGGAACGAGCCTGTTACTTACGTATCGACACGTGACCTTATGTACTTGGCAAAGCTAGTTGGTCGTGGCTTTGATGCAGTTGATGCAATACGTATCAACCTAAGAGACAAGATACAACCTGACTATCAATCAGTTGTGATGACATCAGCAACTGCACACTTTACAAGCTAGGAGCTACATGAAAATACACAGAAAACCAAAAGACGAGACCAAGGACCATCTAAACTTCTTGCAACACCAAGCAGGTTTGGATAGTACACTTGAGATTGATACAAACCACTCAGGTCAGACCTACGACTCAAGAGTTGAGAGTTGGTATGGCGATGGTTGGCGTGTGTCAAAGCCTGCAGGTAGGCAACCATTCAATGCAAACCTGCTGACTATTGCTCAGGTAAAGTTTCATCCCAAAGAAGTTGCACAACGTGTTGTCAAAAAGCTAAGGGAGATTATGTCCAAACGTAATCCCATAGCTAATTCAGGTTACAACGTGACTGCTTTTGACACCATCTTCAACATCTTGGACAACAGAAGGTGTGCCAAGCTTGCGAGTCTGCATTTCAACAGACCAAAGATTTGGAAAGAACACCTCAAAGAAATTGAGAGTCAAGAAGTATTGCGTGCTGGCACACGTAGCATATTCAGCTTGCAACTTGCTACAGACAAAGGCGAGAGTAAAAAGTTTGACTTGACATGGGGTTGGTTCCGTAAATATCTGTACGGAATGTGCACCCTGCGTGAGATACGAGACCCTGTGATTGAGTCGTTGTGCAGACGTCACAAAGACTTGATTGCTAGCTTGCGAGAAACAACCAACGCTACTGCAACATTGCTTGGTGCATTGGACATGGCAGTTGAGTTTCAACTACACGAGCAGGGTAAGCTTGATGACCAACCTGCAGGGAAAGTTACTACAAGCAGAGCTACGGTGCACCCAAAGAATGGTGAGCCTGAAGAGCAAAAGACTGTTGAGGACATTGACGATGTGGTTGATGAGATTATCGAGGATGTCAAGCAAGCTGTTGTGGATGACACGAAGCAGTCAACTCAGACTGAGCGTGCTACTGCAGGGGTTGGCGATGCACCCGATAACTTTGAGAGTGTGGTCGAGGACAACCTCAAGAACCAAGAAAAACTTAACCAAGCGAAGAAAGCTATGAAGTCAGACAAATGCACTGCAGTCCTGTATGACACAGGAGATACTGTGCCATTTACACCAACAGTTCCGATTCAATCACTTGAGTTGGAAGGTGCATTGGACAGAGGTGCAAACACATTGGGTCATTCAGGTCACAGAGTTTCACGTAGAGCATGGCGATTGCCATTGCTTGGCGACTCTCGTGTGTTCCACAAGTATCCACAAACTGCAACCGAAATGGTTGTGCTTGTTGATATGTCAGCGTCAATGGGAAACCATAGATACAAGTGGAACCGAATGCACGCAGCAATGAACGTTGTGTCTGCAGTGCAAGCAAGATTCCCTGACACCAAAGCTTATGGGTTTACTGCCTCAAAAGACTATCGTCATACACTTGGACATTACAGTGTCTTGGTTCCGATTACCAAGGGTACTGTGCCCAAAGTAGAGCAGATGGCTACACCATTGTGTGGTGCAATGAAAAAGCTATCCAAGATTATTGACTTGGAGAGTTCAAAGGTACTTGTCATTACAGATGGTGCACCTAATGTGTGCGAGGCTGATGACCCTGTTGGTTGTTGCAGGAGAGAATCAGAAACTTGGCTACGACAAGGTGTTAGGTTTGCAACCTTGTACATTGGACACAACAATGGCAAGCACCCTCTACCTGCAGACCTTGCAGTTGAGGTGCCTAATTCAACAGACTTATCAACTACCGACATCGTTAACGTGTTGTCGTTTTTCAAAGGATAACTATGGACAAACAAAAACTAATGGATGTGAGTGACGCAATGGTATCTTCATTGCAGTTACTCATTGACCAACAAACCTATCACACAGGTCAGGTGTCATCAGTCATGATGTCACTTGCAGACCGTAGCAAGTTGCCACCCGAGTTGCAAGACCATGAGGACAAGTTCTTCAATGTGCTTGAGAGATTCGGTGTGGACAAGAACGCATTTGATGTAGTGCCCTACCCTGTGCTTGCAGTGTTGCCAGAGAATACAGAAATCTGGGCAGACTTTGTAAAGCATGTGGTTGAGGATACAAACGCATTGATGTATGCAGTTGTGACAGAGGCAAGAGGTGTGCCCGTGCGTACTATGGACAACCCACATCCTGACAACGAGATATCGTATGCAGTGATTCGTGTTGGCGTCAATGGTCACGAGGGTACAACCTACACTGCTCCCCTGCACTACAAGATTGTAGACAGAGAGGGCAACAGAGAAAGACGTGTTGGCAAATGGGTAAAAGCCAATGCTGATTACAAACTACCTACCCAATGGAAAGGAGCGTAACATGCCCGGTAAGAAAAAATATTGTGCTGAGTGTAAAGGTTTTGGCAATCTGTATCACGAAAGCATCATACGTTATGGAGACAAAAGGACTAAGGAAAAGAAACCTATCATGGCAATACCATGTACTGCTTGTGTAGGTACAGGCTTACAAACCACCAAGACCGAGAAGTCTCCTGAGTTTGATGAAGTTGTGTACTCAGATGACGCACAAGACGAGTACAAAGCACAGCAAGAAGAACTTGCAGCAGAGAAAGCTGCAGAAGAAGCTGCAGAAAATGACAGTGTGTACGAGAAACCTGTAGAGGATTCAGAGCCAATACACTTGACTGACGTACACGTAGAACCAAAAGAAGGAGAGATGCCACTATGATGGACCACGATATTACATACGATGAAGTTGAAAGCTTACTCGTATGGCAAGCACTAGCTAAGATGGCTACTGCAAATGCTTCGCAACTAAAGCAAGCAATACAAGTCAAGCTACTCGGTAACCCCGATGGCTTGGACACTGTTGACATAGAGGGAATACTTGTCAAGAGTGAACACACTAAAGTTGATTGGAATGCTGACATCATCAAGACGATTGAGGATATCAATGGCGTCAGTGATGCTGACAAAGCTAAGCTTTTCAAACCACCTGCACCACCTAAACCGGATGGCGTACATCTAAATTCCATTGCGAAAAAATACAAGGGTACAGTTGCAGAGAGAATCAAAGATGCTAGGCAAGAGTCAGGCTTGACAATCAAAATAGTTGCTAATAAAGTAACTCAACAAGAAATTTCTGACAAAGCTAATGCGATGCTCAGGAATACAATAGAAATGGAAGGAGAACTAGATGGATAATCTACCTATGTCGTATGACGACATGAAACAAATTGCAAACGATTTCATAGGTTCGGGACTGTTTGCACAATTCAAGAACCCTCAACAAGCTTTGGTCACTATTATGGCAGGACGTGAGTTTGGGTTAGGACCATTTGAGGCAATGACTAGCATTTATGTGGTGCAAGGCAAGCCTTCGTTCTACTCACACAAATTTGCTGACATGATAAAGAGGTCAGGCAAGTACAAGTACAAGGTTGTTGAACACACTGACAAGTTGTGTTCCATTGATTTCTTTGAGGTCAATGGAGATGGTTGGGAAAAAGTGGGAAACTCCACTTTTACGATTGAGGATGCAGGAAAAGCAGACTTAACCAAGAACCCAAACTTTACTAAATACCCACGTAACATGTTGTATGCAAGAGCCATGAGTAACGGTGCGAAATGGCATTGCCCTGACGCATTTCATGGTACAGGTGCATACGAACCATCAGAACTTGGTGCTGATGTTAAGTGGGATGAAGATGGTACACAAACTGTTGTGAGTGCACCCGAACCTGAACCACAGGCTGAGCCAAAAGTTTACAAGCCTGCGTCAGTTGAAGACACGTCCGAGTCTCTTCCTACGGAAGAGACCAGCGATACCAGTGATGGCGACACAGACAACACTTTTACGATTGTACAAGTGGAAGGAACCACCAAATTTACTGACTCAAAGGTGCTTACGGTCAACACATTCAAAGAATTGCAGACTGCTAATGGTCAGCCCTATGGACAGATAGAGTTCATGGACATTGTCAAGGTCAAAGACTTTGAGCCAAAGTGGAATGAATACAATGTGTCGTATTGGATTTACGAGGAACAACCTGATGTATACAGGAGCCTTGAGAATGGTACGAGAGTGTTGTGTAAGCTTACATTTCAGAACAGAGAAGTAAATGGTGCAATGAAGAACTACCAAAACGTACAGGTTATCAGAGTCATGGAAGATGACGAGATTTAATTCCGTATCAGTTCCGTGCGTGTACGGGGGCGTGCACGCACAGAACGTTCTACGTTCTAAACAAACTAAAGAGAAAGGAGAACTTATGTATTGCGTAATATGTAAGAACGTTATTAACGGACATGGGCACAACCCATATCCAATAGAAAACAGTGGCAGGTGTTGTGATGCTTGCAACATGGCAGTGATTGCTGCACGTGTTGCACACAGTGTTTCAGACACACCTGATATAGACTCTATCGCTGAGCGATGGATGGAGAATAGGAGAACATAATGGGAAAGAAACAAATATCCGGAGAAACTTTAGGCATGGGAGAGAGAGACGATTGGGAAGTTTACTTTCACAAGGAAGGACAACCTTTGAGATGTATCTACAAGGGGAGCACAGAAGACATGATATGGGCAATAAAAAACCCTGATGAATTTGAAGCAGAACTTTCTTTGGATTCTTATGATTTAAGGTTTAAGGTATGAGTGAGTTCAAATCTTTATTCGAGGATAACGACCCAAGAAAGGTGGCACAGGGCAAAGTTCCTGTGCTACCTGACAAATCAGGCAAGTTACCCAAGAATTACACCATGGCACAATTAAACGAATACATGCAGTCTGCAGAG